ACTTCCTCAACAAGATGCTCTTCAAAAGCTTCTACAATATCATCAAGATCAAAATCATTCATCTCTACGATGATATCATATGCTTCCCAAAGATTAGATGCATAACCTTCAAACATGAGCTCTTCGGCAATCATATCAGTAAGCATTTCATAACTGGCATTTATTTTAGTTATAGCACCAGCTGCTGTTTTCATTCCTTTTTTAGTAGTTTGCGGAGTACTAACTCCCCTTTCCGGATTTCCAAATCCAGAACCTCCAGCAATTCTTACACCAGGTCTAGTTGGTACGGGTTTAGTTTGATTACCAATTCTTGTTCTACCAACATTAGGCTTAGACTTTGTGGTCCCTCCCGCAGGAGGAAGTAATCTACCAGTAGAGGAGGGACCACCACTATTGGCAGATGATGGCTTATTAAATGCATTTCTAGCTGAGGTTTTAGCAGCTGCTGCTCTCTCTTCCTTTCTCTTATTAAAAGCAGTTCTTTTAATCGCAGTGCGCTTAGCCTCTTTTCCACTAATTCTATCAGCTACCTTTATAGCTGCCTTCTTAGCTCCTTTGAGAAAACCTTTAATTTTTTCTTTAGCGGACGCCAATTTACCTTTAATTGCGCGACCTGCTTCAGCAGCACCACCAGCAACAGCTGAAGCTGCTCCAGCACCTAAAGTTTTTGCTTTCTGAGCCTTATCTTGAATTTTTCTGCCAGCTTTGGTAGCAGCAACTTGAAGCCTCTTCATTGCATGCTTTTTAGCAACTCTTCCACGCTCAGCTGTTCTTTCTCTTTCTGCTGCGGCCTGTGCTGATGCGGATCTTTTTCTTGCTTCACTAGCAGACTTTTCGGATGATGCAGCATACTCTCTTCTTGCTTTAGCACGAGCAGCCATATCAACTCTTGCTTCACTTAGAAGTTCACCTTCAAAAATATCAAGACATTCTTGGAGAGTTACTTCCTCTTCTGAAAGAATCTCTTCCATGATTTGAACAAGCTCATTGTCAGAAAGATCATCAACAAATGAAAGATCTTCATCAATATATGACAACTCTTGTCTTAGGTCTTCGTCGTAGACAGAAACATAAGCTTCCATCAAATTTCTAACATGTAAAGAATCCATATTCTTACTTTTTTGAATTGATTTCTATAATATATTTAGATAGTTTTAACCCTTAACGCCATATGTTCCCCCAGATCTTGTTGGTCTATTTCTTCTGTTAGGATCATTGATCTGAGACCCGGATACGGTCATTCCTGGAGCAAGTGATGTATTACTAATAACATCATTGGTTTTCATATTAACGATTCTTCTATCGCGACCAGCTACAGTACCAACTGAGCTTATCGGCGTTTCTCCTCTCGGAATAGTGGCACGTCCAGTATTAACTCTCATTCTACCAGTTCTTTGAGCGGTAGTTGCTCTAGTTTCTGGTCTTGGATCTTTTGTTCTGAACTTTTCATCAGCTTTAGTAATGCCAGCTTTCATTCTTTGAATCCTACCAGCAATATCAACCTTTTGTGTAAGAGTAGTGCCTCTTCGTCTCGATAGACTGGTCAATCTTTGACCAGCGGTATCTGCTGGACTCATACCACTCCCCTTCAATCTTGCGGTATTCCACATAATAGGTTCAGCTTCTAAAATAAACTCCGAATATGTCTTCATCTAACTAAGAGTATTTTAGATATTTATAAAAAAGACCCCGAAGGGTCAGTTTTCAAACAACTTTTCCAATACTATCATCAAGATCAGCAATCACTTCACGAATTTCAAAAATACGAGGAGGTACTGTGGCAACATCATTCGTATATCCTTTCTGAGATTCAAATAAAACTTGACGAACTGCTGCTGCTGTACGAATATTCATACTAAGTGTTACTTGATTTTCTTTAGTCATAGATCTCCCTCCACACGATTTTCAGAACGATAAACATCAAATGCCCCTTCAGGATAACGAGCACTCAACTTTTCATAATTCATTTCCATAATCTCACGGAAGTTGGTGTCAAGTGCCATACACGCTTGAGCAATATACCAGCAAATATCACCAAGTTCACGCTTCATATGAAAGACATTCTCATCAGTATAAGGCTTCCCCTGCAGAATAATTTTTTTTACAACCTCAGTAAATTCACCAGCCTCTGCGGTCATACCAAGAGCAGCAGTCAAAAGACGAGGAACATCGGCATCATGTTGAGCTTCAAGTTCAGTCATTCTTGAAAGAAGTTGAGCAAAGTCGCTACTTGCCGGGCTTGTGGTTTGACGGACAAAATCAATATATTTGTCAGAATCAATTACTTTTTTATCAGTCATCAGAATTTAAATCCCTCAAATGTTTTTTTAGGTTTCTTTTCTTCATAATCATACTCTTCATCCTTTCCGTTGTCAAGGATGTCCTGTTGAGCAGATTGTTCGCAGTCATAAAGACGCATCTTTGCCCTATCAATACCAATCACAAAACGTTTGTGAATGGTAGGATCATTATAACGATTCTTAAGTTGCTTACATAGAATCTGGCCGAGTCCTTCAAGTTCTTCCGTACTAATCAAAGCAAACATCAAGTCAGCAGTGGCAGGAAGACCAAAAGATTCGGAAGTATCAGTCAGTTCAACATCAGAAGATCCATAACCAGAACGAGTTGTCTGAGTAGCACTTACAATAGGAACATTAAATTCCACAGCAAGTCCACGAAGTTCTTCGGCAATTGCTTTTACAAAAGTGTAAGAGTTAATACTACTATTTCCCTTATACCTACTGGAAGCGCAAATGTTCAAATAGTCAATAAAGATAATATCCGGTTTAAATGACTTTTTAAGAGAAAGTTCATTAAGAAGAGATTTGAAGTGTCCAGCATGTGCTGAAGCAGTTGGATATTCTTTAATAATTAAAGTTCCTTGAGTTTTCTTTGCCAAGTTTGTTACTTTGTTTTCAAACATTTGTTTTGGCAAATCAACAATCTCTTGAATTGGAACATTTAAGAGATTTGCGTCAATTCTTTCAGCAATACGTTCTTCTGCCATTTCCAACGTAATGTACAGAACGTTCCTCCCTTGGAGCAAGACGGAGCTAGCCACATGGCACATGAATAGAGACTTGCCGACGCCCGTACCAGCAAGAGCGATGTTAAGAGTTTTGTTAGGGAGACCACCTTTCGTGATTTTGTTAAAGTATTCAAGATCAAATTCAATTTTTTCTTCCTTTTTGTGATACGATTCATAACGTTTTTCATAATCCCCAAGATAATCATGACCTACATGATTGTCAAAACTTACTGCAAGAGCATCTTGAAGTATTGAAGGAATAGCATCTGGTGATTTTTTATCATCACCGTCAGCAATATGAATAGATTCCATGAGTGCCAGATAAATAGCACGATCACGACACCATTTTTCTGTAGTATCCAATAACCACTTCTTTTCTACTACAATACTTTCAAGATGTGATACTAAATGAATTAATTTTTTAAATTGATCTTCATTTATGTCTACTCTTTTTTCAATCTCAATACAAAGTATTTCTTTAGTTGGGATATTATTATATTCCAATACAAACTTTGAAATTTCTTCAAATACTATTTTCTGGTCAGAATCTTCAAAATATTCATTTTTAATGAATGGCAATACTTTTCTTAAATATTCTTCATCATGTAATAGGTTTCTAAGAATTAGAAACTCAACTTTCTCCATAACTAAATTCCTTACGTGCGATTTGATCAAGCTGTTGCATTACTTCTTCAGTAAAATATACTTCAGGTTCTTTTAGAATCTGTTTAGCATAAATCTTTTTACCATCCATTTCATAACGACCGGCTACATTTTTCCAAAGTCCGCCAATCTCACCGAGTTCAAGAAGACCATAATATCGATCAAGACCACGCTCATCATAAAACAGACGAATCTCAACATCCTTATTTTCCTTACTTAAACGCGACTTAGCAGTCTTAGCTTTGATAATATTGCCGACCACTTCTGTTCCATCCTTTTCTTTCTTTTTACTGAGATAAATGATCGTACTTGCTGCGTATTTGAGTCCAGAACCTCCTCCCATTTCTTTCGTTGGTACATAAGCTCCGATGACATCGTATGTATGATTCGTGACAAGGAGTGGAACATTTGCTTGACCTAGTTTGAGTGTTAGCATTCGGAATGCACCTTTAACAAGTTGCGATTTAGTCATATCACGAACTTGCTTATCATTTAGTGCATCGGTAATTTCTTTCTCAGTGGAAAGCATTCCTAAAGAGTCTAGCACAAACATGCATGGTTTGCGCTCTTCCACAGGTTTCTTAAGGTACATGTCTACTGCCTTAAGAGCCTTGCCACGAAAATCTTCAATAGTAACTACATTAACAACAACTAAGCGAGATGTGTCAACTCCACGACTTTCTAAAAGAGATTTAGTGATAGCAGCCTCAGTGTCAAAGTAGAGACAGTAACCATCGGGATTAGAATCAAGAAAGTTCTTAACAACGGCGAGAGAGAAAAAAGTCTTTCCAGTAGAAGACTCTCCAGCAATAGCAGTAATCTTATTCCCAGATACGCCGCCAAATATACTACCTGAGACCAATGCATTAAAAATGTATGAACCCGTATCAACATAAGTTTCTGTTTCGTCAATGTCTGATGCAAGTTTGGTGAAGTCATCACCA